GATGAAGAAGCTGCGGAAGTTGTCAGAGAAGTTTTTACACTGTTTTCACAGGGATATGGAAAGACCGCCATTGCCCGTATGTTGAATGACAGAGGAATACCAAACCCTACGGAATACAAACGACTTCATGGTTTGCGTTATAAGCAGCCTAAAACGAAAAACAGTACCCTATGGAAATATTTTGCCATATCAGATATGTTGGTAAATGAAATCTATATCGGGAATATGGTTCAAGGGAAATATGGCAGCGTTTCTTATAAGACAAAGCAAAACAAACCCAGACCAAAAGACGAGTGGTACAGAGTTGAGAGTACACATGAGCCGATTATTGACCGTGAGTTATGGGATAGGGTTCAAGCATTGGTAGCTCAAAAGGCAAAACCTTTCACAGTTGGCACAATCGGCTTATTTGCCAGAAAAGCTCGCTGTATGAATTGTGGTTATACAATGCGTTCGTCAAAGAATCGTGGTAAGCATTATTTACAATGTTCTAACCGCCATGTAGCAAAGGACGCTTGTATAGGTTCTTTCATTTCAGTAGACAAATTGGAAAAAGCTGTGATTGATGAACTTAATAAGTTATCCACAGAATATCTGGATAAAGATGAGCTTGAACAAAATGTGCAATTCAATAATGACCTGCGAGGTCAAAAAGAAGCTATGGAAACGGAGATTGCTGCTTATCAAAAAAGGATTGCGGAATACACAAAAGGAATCCGTGAACTATATTTAGATAAGGTAAAAGGTATTCTTTCCGAACTTGATTACTTGGATTTATCTAAAGACTTCTCAACACAAAAAGAAAGGCTCGAAAAACTGGTAATTGATACGCAGAAACAGCTTGATGTTATTGAAAGAAAAATGCTGATTGGCGATAACAGACGACAGTTAATCGAGCAATATACAAATCTTGAACACTTAGACAGGGAAACGGTTGAAAAGCTGATTGATTATGTATTGGTCGGTAAGAAAGACCCTGTAACTAAGGAAATACCTATTGAAATACATTGGAATTTCTAAAGTTCTCATATCTGGCAGCTAGTATGCCAGATTATCGGGAACTATCTTTTAAAACCTCAATGTTGTCTTTACACAATCGCACCATCCGCAGCCATATCTTCTATAAGGTCTGCAATAGGATCACCACAAGATTGGAAGGTAGTAGCTGAGAAAGGAACACCTCCGGCAGACTGTGGCCATACGCCCAAAGTGTGGTCGACATAGTATTTCTCAAAGCCTGCAAGGTCAATATCATCACAAGGAAGGTCTTTTACAAGCTGGGAAACAATGGAGCCGACCATTTCGAGATGCCCAAGTTCTTCCACCGCAATATCGTTGATTAAACCTGCAACTTTAGGGTTTTTCATTGCAAATTTCTGTGACATATAACGCATTGCGGCCCCTGCTTCTCCGTCAGGACCCCCATACTGCAAGAACGTATAACGGCTCAAACCCCGATAAATAAAGGGGTTCTAGTAATTGATAAAATAGTAAAGAGTGAATTTTTCCTCTTTTTTATTGAAAACTATCTTTTGAACGACACTGGTAAGTGCTTCGTGCTTTTGCGTTTCGCTTGTTTCATCAGATGCAATGATGTCATAAGCGGAACGTATTTTTTTTAGCAATAATGTTTGTTCTGCATTATCGTCTTTTAATTCTGATAACATTTGTTCAAGGTTAGCTTTTTCCTCGGAAAGAATACGTTTGTTTTCCTTGTATTCTTCAATGGTGTCTATGCCATCACGGTAAGCCTGTTTAATTCTTGCTTCTTTAAATGAAATCTTCTTAATGCTGTCTTCAATCAATGCACGCTCGGAATCATCCTTTTTCGTGGCAGTGGCATTGTAAACAACATTGCCGGAAGATATTACATCCTTGAAGGATTCAAGTATTGCAGCCTGAATAACACGTGCGTTAGTGCTGTGAGATTCAGAACAGGAAGCGTGATTGTAGTTGGTACATTGAAAGTATGTATTCCCTGACTTGTTTGTTCCAACACGTACAAGTTTGCCACCGCAATTTGAGCATACTAACATTCCTGATAGCCAATGTCTGTATGTGGAAGCAGGACGTGAGCCACGTGGTCGTCTTGTAGCTTTGTCTCTCTCCTGTGCAGCTTCCCATAGTTCGTGTGATATTATTCTTGGGTAATCACCCTTAACAGAAATCCATTCAGAAGAATCCTTAAGCTTTCTGGTAGCTTTTTCAGTTTTGTTCCATAAAAGTTGTTGATCATAAAATTCATTTCTTACTATGTATGCAACAGTTCGGTTCTGAAAATTTCCACCACGTTTAGTCTTATAACCAAGTGAATTTAACTTTACTGCAATATCATAGAAGGATAGCTTGTCATTAACAAAAAAGTCAAATATCTTCTTCACTATGATTGCCTGCTCTGGGACTATAACAGGAGAGCCATCCTCCATCTTGTAGCCAAGAGGTGGCGATACGTTACAACCGCCCTGACGTGCACGCTCTGACATACCACGTAGAACTTCAACACCCAAATTAATGGAATAGTATTTGTCCATCCATTCAAAGATACGTTCCACAAGCTGTCCTATAGCTCCATCAGGAAGAGGTTCGGATATTGACACAAGTTCAACACCTGCACGTTTAAGCAGATTCTTGTATACAATGGATTCTTCCTGATTACGTGCAAATCGTGAAAACTTCCAAACAAGAATAACCTCTATTGGATGTTCATTGCTCTTTGCAAGTGAAATTAATTGTTGAAAGGCAGGCCTATTCTTGACCTTTCTTCCTGAAATTCCTTCGTCTACAAAGATGAAATCCTTTGGAATAACAATGCCGTTCTTCTTGGCATAGTCTAAGCCAAGCTTTTGTTGTGCAGCAGGTGAGTATTCCAACTGATCATCTGTAGATACTCTAATATATAAAGCTCCTATTTTCATTTTGAAACTCCTTTTGTAAATTTATGAAAAAAACGGTAAAAAAATAACACCGTTTGCAAAGGTGCTCCAAAAATAGTATAATCATTCTTGTCTAGGGAGTGGTTAATACCATTCTTGGAGCCGGTCCTTTGTGGCCGGTTCTTTTTTTAATAAATATAGTAATTTTTATGAGGATGCTTATTGAACATAGAATCCCATAAAAAAACAGTTCCTTCATTTGGTAAAAATTACCAAACAAAAAAAGTAAAAAAATACGATATAATATGTAGCATGGTAAAAATACTGCTATGGAAAAAAAGAATTGAAAAAGGCTTTTCATTGCGTAAATTAGCAAAGCTAAGCGGACTTTCAAAAACCACCATCAATGATATAGAGAACGGGAAGCACTCGCCAACAGTTGATGAGCTATATATGCTATCTATTCCACTTGAATGTAGAATAGAAGACTTATATACGTATTAGAATATCATTCTACATATTTAATGTACATACTATACAAGTATTTGTCCGAAATCACGGACAAATGAACATGAAGCATTGATTAATCGACTTTACAGATATAAGATAAATGTATCAAATATACGTAAGGGGGATCAATCAATGAAGAATACAAAAGAATTAATAATTAGAATGCTCAATCAAATGGATGAGCCAACATTAAAACATTTGTATCAATTGATTCAATATTATTTTTTAAGGAACCATTAATCAGGTTCCTTTTTTTCTTGTTCGGCTATTACATTTTTCATGTACTTAACAATAATAGCCCTTTCTTCCTTTGTTAATTTAATAAATTCAGTGATTATGGATTTATCATGATCGTCTAAGTCATATTCAAATGCAAGCTGATCAATAAGAACTGTTGGAAATTCCATAAATGGATTTCCTTTTCCTTCAGTAAGCCAAAAGTAGTCTACATTATATTCTCGGCAGATAGCCTTTATCATACTTTCAGGAATGCCACCACCGCCATTCTCCCAACGACTTATAGAAGCTTTTTTGACACCTATCTTTTCACCAAAGGCATCCATAGAAAGACCTAAAAGATTTTTCCTTAAATCTTTTATTCTATCTCCAACTGTCATTATATTTCCTCCTTCCTTTTTCATTTATAAATACATATTAACATAGCTTTTTTTGAAATTCAATACAAAAAGTTTCAAATTGAAACAAAAAACAGTTGACAAAGTTTCGAATTGGAAGTATATTGTTTTAAAACGGAACAAAAAACTGTTAGGAGCGTCATTCCTGACAGCTAAATGCTAAAACGGGGCAAAGTCAAAAGTTTGGTCAAAGAAATCAGTTCCGTTTTTGCCCCTTTTAAGCAAGGATAAAGGAAAGGAGAAAGATAGTGAAACTAAAGAAGAAAGAAAAGAAGGAAAAATTAAAAGTCACCAAAAATTTACGGAGACTTGTTAATGAAGAATATCCAAACATTAAGATGAATTTAACATATGAAGCTAAAGAGGTAAAAAGATGAAACCAACGTTTTTTGAAGATGAGACAAACATAATTCAATATGGAGAGCTTTTAAGGGGGATGTATGAAAAAGAGAGTGATCCGATAAAAAAGAGTACATTGTACTTTGCAATGAACGTTATGGGAATTAAGGAGTACAAGGCTAAGACAAAGGCACAGGATTACGTTTTGGCAAACTTAGATGAAAAGACATGTAGGTTGGAAGAAGCAAACAATGAAATGGAAAGAAAAATATCAGCAATGCAAAAGAAGATATATGCACTGCTGATACTGGAAATTATCACTGTATTAAATTTGATATTAATGAAAGTAATGCTATGACAGTTGTTAATGTATAGGGAATCAAAAAAGTAAAAAGCTGTTGACGTTTTTGTTGAATGTAGGCAAGTCCCTGAGGAAGCACATAAAAAGGGTTACATAAACTAAAAGAATCATCCCAATCTAATGTTTTTAAGTAATCAAAAGATTTATCAATAGATGAAGTTTTCATTTTCATTGAAATAAAATTTAAATTATGCAGTAGAAGTAGAGCTTCTACTAAATCTTCATTTGTTGAATATTTAAGTTTAGAAGAAACAAATGGGCATAAAGTTCTTTTGTGTGGAGTGACAGAAAATTTACATCCGGGATTAGCAGATATGAACTTTAACAGTTTATAAGTTTTTTTATCTAGCATAACTAATTATCCTTTCTTGCCTTGTTTGGCAAGGAAAATATAGCACTTAAATTGATTAAAAGCAAATTTTAACGAGGAAAGGAAAAAATGTATGGAGAGAATTGACACAAGAGAAAGAATGGAAGAGATATTTAACAAGTTAAGTTCCAAGACGTTGGAAGCCTTGGAAAAGGAAAAAGGTAATCATATTAGCAGACGAACTGAAAAGATGATTACCTTGTGTTACACGATATTAGAAAAAGTAGAGTATCTCTAATGCAAAAATGAAAGGAGATAATATGTACCCAATAAAATTTCAGGAATACGTTGAACTTTTAAGAATTATACAGAGAATGCAAATAAGAATAAATTTAATGTTGCTTGGAGATTTATTAGTTGTTCTGTATTTAATAATGCGAGATGTATTTTAAGGAGGTGGCAAGTTATGTATGCAGCAGATGAATTAAGAAAAGAAAATCAGGAACTAAAAGAAAGTACACAGTTGTACAAACAGTTGTCAAAGGAAGAAAAAAATAAGGTGGAAGGAATAATGCTGGGGCTTAAGTTGGCAAGAGAGCACAAATCAGCATAGGTGGAAGAGATGTCGAAGAAGTCAAGTGTTTTAACAGATGATATGGAGCATTGCTTTGTGTGTGGAAGTCCATATGCTGAATGCCATCACGTGTTTTTCGGTTCATATCAGAAAAAGTATGCAGATAAGTATAAGTTTTATTTGCCATTGTGCCCGGAACATCACAAGGGGAATAGTGGTCCACACATGAATAAGACTAAGGACATTGAGTACAAGAAGATGGCTCAACGCTATTATGAGGAGAACATATCAGACAGGTCAGACTTTATGATGGATTTCGGCAAGAATTATCTTTGGGATGAAGAAGTACAACCAGTGTAGGCATAAGATGAATTAGAAAGAAGGTGGTAAAGATGAAAGTTGTATCTGTGGTGATTTATCAGGGTAAGGAATATCTATGGGATGAGTTACCGGAAGAAAAGAAGAAAGAGTTTACTAAGAAATTAAATAAGCAGACTGCAGACAGATTAGGTTACGTGGCAGCAAGGTAGCAGTCGGAATGTTCCACTATGCAGAGGGCATCTGTTATCCCCCATCCGTGTATGTTTTTTTCGCTAAGAAATTAGTTTTTTTTTACGGTTGCAGGTGTCCTTTGCATAGTGGAACAGGAAAAATACAAGGAAAAGAGGAAAGAGAATGATTGTTGTAGACGAAAAGAAGACAAGATTTGAAGGAAAAACAATAGATTTGTGTACAGAAATGGAAGACGCATTAATAGTATTTAGAAAAATGCTTTGTGATGATCTTGGAGAAACAGAAGGAATGAAAATATTTAACAGGTGCATAGAATTATCAAAAATGTCAGAAGAAGAAAGAGAGAATGAGATGAAAAAAGCAAAGCAGGAAGCGATGAATGATTTAAAGAAAATAATTAGAGAAATGTTTGATTTGAGGTAGTGCGAATGGAAGTAAGAGAAATAAAAAAAGAGCCTGAATGCTTAGAAGTACATTCAAGCCCAAAACGCTATAAGAGATTGTATCAGGAATACAGAAATAAAGCAACAATATTGGCAAAAAAACTATGGCACAAGAATGTTGTCATTAGTTTTTTAATAACCTACCTCCTATTTTCAAAGGGGTGGATAATTGTATCTACCCTATTTGGAACTGTGATGGTAGGAATAAGTTTAGTAATTCTCATTTATCAGATGTTAAAGGAATGGGACAACATGTAGAGGAGATGTATTAATTATGGCAGAGCACCTTGGAGCATCAAGCTCAAACAAATACTATAACACGATAGAGGTCAGATGCATTTATTCAGGTAATTCAAGGAAGTATACAATAACAAGTCCTGTATCGGACAGAGTAAAGGAAATATATTCAGACAAATTTATGAAGGAAGAATGTCAGTGTAAGTCCTGCATTGAGAGAAGAAAGCATAGGGCAAAGGTTATTGATGCTTTGAGAAGAAATAATGCAACAAGGGAGTTAAGACTTTTAGGTGAACAGTAATGAAGGTAAAAACAGGAAGATATGTCATTGAAGTAATGACTGAACGAATGGCAGAGCTGGAAGAGGAGATTGCCGGAATCGAAAAGCAACTAAAAGAAAAGAATCAGGAATATGCTCAAATTGTTCAATTTTTAGAAACACATGAAGTTTAGACCATATAGGAAAGGAAGGTAAATGTATATGGCAAAGGTAAATAAAATAATGGTAACTATTCCAACGGAGAAAATTCATCCACACCCACAGAATCCAAGAAAGAGTATTAAGAATGTGGACGAGCTGGCAGACAGCTTGAAAAAGAATGGAATCATGCAGAACTTAACTGTAGTTCCAAAGGAAGATGCAAAGGGAGAGTATCTTGTGCTTATAGGGCATAGAAGACTTGAAGCCTGTAAGAAAGCAGGGATAACGGAAGTACCTTGCAGAATTATTAAGGGACTAACTCTTGAAGAACAGGTTGGTCGAATGCTTGAAGAGAATATGCAACGTGATGATTTGGAGATATGGGAACAGGCACAGGGCTTTCAGATGATGTTGGATTTGGGTTCAACAGAAGAGGAACTTGTGGAAAAGACAGGATTCAGTAAGCAAACCATCAGACACAGACTCAATCTTGCCAAGCTTGACGGCGAAGAACTTAAAAGCAAGGATGAAAGCATTCAGCTTACGTTGAAGGAATTGTACGAGCTTGAAAAGGTTAAGAATATTGATGATAGAAACGAGATATTGAAAAAGGCACAAAGGGCCGGGGACATCAGATTGCTTGTTGCAAGTTATCTTGAAGGGAAGGAACTGGAGAAGAAAGCAGGTGCAGCATATGAGGTACTTAAAGGTCGATTTCCTGAAATGGAAGTGATTCCAATATCAGATACATATAAAAGAGGAATGCATACATTACTTTACAGCAATTTAAGGAACATGACCATTGATGAAGTAAGGGAGAAAATGGAATCGGTGGAAATCCGGGGCAAGGCATATTACAGAATTAATTGTGGCTGGATATATTTGTATTCATATGAAGAACCAAAGGAAGAGAAGAAGACGGAAGAACAGTTAAAGAAGGAAGAAGAACGTAAGAAAAAGAAATCAATAAAAGATGAACTTGACAATATGTTTAAAGGGATAGTGAGTCAGGCAGAAAGTAAAATCAGAAAGATTATTCAAATTGAAGAATATCGAAGGAAGAATAATGAAGTATTGCTTGAACAGCTATGGAAATTGGCTCTTAATCTGATGATTCAGTTAAGAGAAGACACAATGATTGATTATGCAATCGGAGATGAGGAAGAAACTGAAGAAAATGTAATGAATGCAAAGACATACATAGAAGGACTTGGAATTACAGGACAATTGTTAATATTAATAGCAGACGAGTTAGAAGATGCATATTCCTACATTATTAACTACAAATCCGAATATGACGAAAAAAACGGCAAAAGGATAATGGAAGTCTGCAGGTTCTTGGAGCAGTTCGGATTAAAGCTAAAAGAGGAAGAATATCAGGTGTTGGATGGAACACATGAGCTGTTTGGAAAGGTGAAATGATGATGAAAGCAGTGAATGGACTAAAAGATATTTTTCTGGATTTAAAAACGGAAAAGTCTATGCTTGGCATGACGGTTTAACTTCTTGGTCGGCTATAGGAGGATGTGAGCGAAGTTGGAAATACGCAAAATTAGCAGAAAGCGAGGAATAAATGGATAGAATTGGGTGTTTAGCAGAAGATAACAGATGTCCAAAGTGTGGAAGTAAAAGAATTATAGAAAACATTCAATACCCTATGGAAACTGAATTTGATTTAAGAACTGGAAAAGAGATATTCAGAGACTATACAGGTAAGAGAATATACAAACCTAGTAATAGGTTACTTGCGTTAAAATACCTTGGTAGTCAGATTGACGCACAGTGCTGGTTCTATGAATGCTCAAAGTGTGGTTGGATAAGTTGATGTTATAGGTTCAAATAAAGCAATTAAGATAGTAAAAGGCGGTGGAATTAAATGATACACAAAATTAAAATACTTGAGCAGTTTGCTGATGAAATACATTCAGAGTATGTATTTAAGTATTGTCCTAATTGCGGGGCAAAGATAAAGGCAGGTGTTTAAAATGCGATTAATAGATGCAGACTTATTCGAAAAGGAGATTAAAGCGGTGGCACAAGGACAAGCTACTTCTTTAATGCCGGATATGGTTGAGTTAAGTGTTGAAACAATAGTTGAAACTTTAGATGAAGTGCCAACAGCTTATGACATAGACAAGGTGATAGAGCAGTTGGAAGATAAAGTTAAAGAATACGATGAACGAATAGAGAGAAGAAAAGGTGCAAACTTCTTTGATGAAACTGAAAGAATAAAACAATTTGATGAAAGAGCTTGGGGTATTGAAAATGCAATTGAGATAGTGAAAGGCGGTGGACGTGATTAGTTATGATGCTGACACCAAACTATCACTAGGACATAAATGCAAGAAGAAAGTTAATAGAGGAATTGAAAAGTGAGCAGAACGATTAATTATGATTTGTTTTTTAAGGAAAAATACATTGGAACGTATACAGCCAAGATGATAGCCAAGAAGCTTGACTTGAATTATGAATACGTTACATTGTCTGCCAGACAAGGCAAGACCATGAAGAAAAACTGGAAAGCAGTAAAGTCAGACAAGGAATTAACAAAAAAGAGACAGGCGGTGATTGACCATCAAAAAATAGTCAGAATGCAGAAAAGGTTAAAGGTTGTTGATTCTGTTCGACCGGAAAGAACATCAAGTGCAGGGAGAACATATAAGCTTCCTGTTTGGAGGTGCATGTAATGCTATACGAAAACGACATAAATGTAGATTCATTTTGTGAGGAATTGATTAAGAATGCAAGCATTAACTGGCCAGAGGCTTTTGTTCAAAAGTTGGAAGACTTGGTTGAATCAACTAAGGTCGGAAAAGGCTGTGGCTTTGTGGCTGAAACAAATAATAAACTAAGGAGAATTGAAATGGGGTTTAAGGAATTGCAGGACGAAATTGCAGCAGACATTAAGGAACTGCAGGAATACAGAGCCACAGGATTAACACCGGACCAGATAAGAGAGATGGATAAGGAATATTCAGAGTTGGCGAAAAAGCTTAATGAAGAAAAGGAAATAACAAGGAGATTGAGAAGGGAGCTAAGTTATGAGTGAGACATACATAGGAGCTTGTGTCTACTGTGGCCAGACACAGCAGATTATGGAACCCATTGGAACAACAGAGGAAGAGTTGAATCAGGTTGCAACAATGATGTGTACCTGTGATGAAGCAAGGCTTTATCAGAAAATAAGCAATGCTGAAAGGAAGATAGACGGATTACTTCTTGAAAGATACCCAAAGGCAGCAGAGCTTAGCAAGAATGTTGTTGGAATGGTAGCAAGAGATGAGATAGCAGATGTAACGATTAACACTGGAATGCAGATGAAGATAAAGATTTCAAAAAACACTAAAGGCGAGATTAAAATCAAATGCACCGAAACATATAACAACGAAGTAAACATATAGGAGATTAATGATGTTGAAAGAATTAAATATCGTATTAATGTTTGTATGGATATTTCTAATTGCAGTCGAATGGATTTTATTAATAGGAAAGGATAGAGCGATGAAACAGCCGAGAAAACCGACAAGGGAGCAAAAAATACTTTTGGTTAAGAATGGATATGATCCTATGAAGTTTGGGATTGTAAGAGAAAAGAAAAATGAGGATTTCTTTAAGGCAATCAATGTTGAGACAAAGGAAATCATCAAGATAAACTACTAGAAATGTAAAGCTAAATAAGAGTTAGAAAACGTGGTCCAAGTGGCCACGTTCATAACTTGATATTCATATTATAGTTATGACGAAAGATAAGAAATCAGGGAGTAGGATTAATGTACATCAAGAAAACATATCAGTTTAAAAATTCAATAGAGGTTGAAAAAATGTACAGTGCACGTTTTGGGAAAAAGGGAATGAAGCATAACGCAAAGACTAACCCTTCCCCGGAAGCCATGAAGAAGCATAACAGAAAGAAATGTGCTGATAATCTTAGAAGACTGATTAAGCTTAACTTTCAGTCAGGCTGGCACATGACCTTGACATACAGAAAAGATGACAGACCGGACAGAGCATTGGCCAAGAGATACGTTAACAACTTTCTACGCAGAATGAAGTACTGGTTGAGCAAGGAAGGCGTGGAGCTTAAATACATTCTTGTGACAGAATATGAGAACAAGGCCATACATCACCACATCATAATCAATGACAGTCCAAACCTCATTAAGCTTGTTGGAAAGCAATGGCCACACGGACAGGCTAACTTTACTCTTTTGTATGTTGATGATGATGTTGCCACTCTTGCAGAATATTTAATCAAGGAAACTGACAAGACTTTCAGGGAAGACCCTGACTGTAAGCTTAGATACACCTGCTCACGAAATCTTGAAAAGCCTGAACCAAGAGTTGAAATCATTAAGGCTAACGAATTTAGGAAAGAGCCTAAGATACCAAAGGGTTACATTCTTGAAGCAGACAGCCTTGTTAACGGAGTAAGTTCTGCAACAGGTTATGAATATCAGAGTTACCGATTAACCAAAATCCCAGAGAAAGGAAAAAGGAATGAAAGACAGAAAAAACCATTACGAGGACACGATAGTGGCGAAGTGTCCGTTTTACCGAAGAAAGGAAAAACAAAAAATCGTATGTGAAGGTCCCTATGATGATTGTCTGTCATTAATCCAAACCTTTGGAAGCAATGTTAACAGAGACAAGCAGTTGGAGATATTCTGTGGGGACCGTTACAAGAACTGTGAAATATACAGAATGATAATGGAAAGCAAGTATGAATAATCACAAGGAAAAGACCGGATTATGCCTAAAAGTGGCAATAGTAGAAATGCGGTCTTATTTGAGTACACAATTCAATAAAAAAATAACAAAAAAAATTAACCTTGTCAGGGGGAGTAGAATTCCCCTGATTTTTTTATGTAAAATTTTTTATTGAAGGAAGGTGTGGCAATGGCAAAAAAGAAACAGAAAAATTCGGAGGATATATTAAGTCTTATAAAGACTGAATATATTTCTGACCCCAAAACTTCATATCGAAAGCTCGCCGAGAAGTATAAATATCCGCTAAAGAAAATAGCTGCAGCAGGAAGAAAGGAAGGGTGGGGACAGCTTAGGGTACAAGTAAGGGACAAAACATTGAAAAAAACCATCAACAGAATTTCCACCGAAAAAGCAGACGAATTGGCAGACGTAATTACCAACGCAAACAAGGTGTTGAAAGTCATTGGAAAAGCGTTCGAAGATGATAAGCAATTCAATCGGCACATTGTAATGAGCAACAAGATAACACAAGAAAAGGTTTACAAGAAAGTTGATACAAGGGCACTTAGGGACATTACAACCTGCTTAAAGGACATTGCAGCAGTTGGAGAGCTTATGAAGCAGGGAAATGAAGATAACGAAGGAAAGTCAATTGAAATAATTCTCGGAGATGGAGAAGGATATGATGTCTAATGTCAAAGTTAAACTGGGAAAGCCAAATCCCAAACAAGATAAATTCTTAAAGGCAAAGGCAAAGAATGTCGGATATGGTGGAGCACGTGGCGGAGGTAAAAGTTGGGCCGTAAGAGCAAAAGCTACAATATTGGCTGCGAAATATGCAGGAATACGTCAGCTAATAGTCAGAAGAACATATGCAGAGCTTATGTCTAACCACGTTAAACCTTTAAAGGTAACATACGCAGAATTAATGAAAAAGAAATTAGTTAAATTCAATAAAACTGAAATGGAATTTACTTTCTGGAATGGTTCGACAATCAAATTTCAATATTGCGACAAAGAATCAGATACAGATGCATTGCAGGGTTCGGAGTATGATGTGATATTCATTGATGAAGCTACACAGCTCTTAGAATCACAAATGAAGGACATAGTAGCCTGTTGCAGAGGTGTAAACAACTTTCCAAAAAGAATTTATTACACTTGCAATCCCGGAGGCAGAGGACATGCATACATTAAGCGCATATTCATCACGAAAAGTTACAATCCAGGTGAAAATCCCAATGATTATGAATTTATTCAGGCAGGGGTCAAAGATAACAAAGTACTTATGAAATATCAGCCCGACTACATAGCACAGCTCGAAGCGTTACCACCTGCAAGAAGAAAGGCTTGGCTTGAAGGTTCGTGGGACGTGTTCGAGGGACAGGTGTTTGAGGAGTTCAAGGATAATCCTGAAGGATATGAGAGCAGACAGTGGACTCACGTCATTAAGCCGTTTACACCGCCAAAGAGCTGGAAGATATACAGAAGTTATGACTTTGGATATGCAAAGCCTTTTAGCTGTGGTTGGTGGGCAGTGGACCATAACGGATGTATGTACAGAATACTTGAATATTATGGTTGTAGAAAAGGCGAGGAAAATGTGGGATTGAAGATTACGGCAGACCAACAGTTCAGGGAGATAGCAAGAATGGAGGATGAACATCCGTGGCTTAAGGGAAAGAAGATTGAAGGTGTGGCCGACCCTGCAATATGGGACACGTCAAGAGGAGAGAGCGTGGCAGAAACAGCAGAAAAATACAGGATATTCTTTGAGCGTGGCGATAATAAGCGAATAGCCGGATGGATGCAGTTACATTACAGACTACAGTTTGATGAAAACGGCTACCCAATGATGTATGTATTTGAGAATTGCAGGGATTTCATAAGAACAATTCCAAGTCTTGAATTTTCGACTACAAATCCAGAGGATGTTAACTCGGATATGGAAGACCACATAGCAGATGAGACAAGATATATGTGCATGATGCGCCCTATGTCACCAATAGAACCGGTAGCAAAGGAGATTCATCTTGAAGACCCATTGAATCAGTTTAAGCAAGGAGTATAAGAATGTTTGACAAGTTTAAAGCAAAAAGAATGTTAAGAAAGGCAGAAAAGCAGATGAAGGAAAGAGATTATGCGTCAGAAGACAGCTATACACCATCTTCCGATATGGTGCAGAGCGATAGAAGAACAGCAGATGCAGCAGTTAAGCCAATAGGCGAAAAGGAAATCATTGAAGCAACATCAATTATGTTGAAGTACAAGGAAGGTAAGGCAAACACAGAAAGAAGAATCATTGAAAACGAACAGTGGTGGAAGAGAAGACACTGGGATTACATCAGAACATCACAGCAGAAGGATGAGGTTGAGCCTACATCAGCGTGGCTGTTTAATTGTCTGATGTCAAAATATGCTGACTATATGGACGCATATCCCGAACCTAATGTTTTACCAAGGGAAGAAGGGGATAAGGCAGAAGCCAAGATGTTATCATCAATCATTCCTGTAATATTGGAACAGAACGGATTCTACAAGGTGTATTCAAAGAAAGCGTGGAACATATTAAAGGCAGGTTCGGCAATCTATGGCATATTTTGGGATGGAAGCAAGCTTAACGGACTGGGTGACATATCAATCAAGAATGTTGACTTCCTGAATTTGTTTTGGGAGCCGGGAATTACGGACATTCAGGATAGCGAGAATGTATTCCACACCAATCTTGTGTCTAATACAAAGCTTGTACAGATGTACCCACAGCTTGAAGGAAAACTTGGAGGTGGAGCTATAGCAAAGGCTGAATACTTTTATGAGGACAATGTTGACACCACGGACAAGAGCATGGTGGTTGAATGGTATTACAAGAAGTATCAGAACGGTAAACAGGTTCTCCACTACGTTAAGTATGTTAATGATGTTGTGATTTATGCATCTGAAAATGACACTGAAAGACCAACAGAGGAAGTGGAGCAGGAAGTAATTGACAAAAACACAGGAGAAACAATGGTAAATCCCGATACAGGAGAACCGGTATATGAAAAGGTGCAGCAGGAAACAGGAGAAGAAAGCATTGCTGAACGTGGATGGTATGACCACGGACAGTACCCATTTGTTGTCGAGACAATGTTCCCGGTGGAAGGTTCACTTTGTGGATTCTCATACATAGACATCTGCAAGGAACCACAGAAGTACATTGACCTTTTAGATCAGGCAGTATTAAAAAATGCATTGATGAATACAATCCCAAGATATTTAGTGGGGCAAAATTGCGGAATTAATGAAGATGAATTACTTGATTGGCGAAAACCTACGGTGCACGTAACAGGAAGCCTTGAAGAATTGAGATTGCAGAAATTAACACCACCGGATATGAATGGTTCGGCAATAACAAAGGTTAATGACAAGATAAATGAAATGAAGGAGACAACAGGCAACACGGACGTGGCACGAGGTAACATTGGCGGTGGAATAACATCAGGTTCAGCCATTAGTGCCTTACAGGAAAGTGCCGGTAAGACATCAAGAAGTCAGAATAAGATGTCATATGACGCTTATGGTGATGTAATCACTATGGTAATAGAGCTTATAAGACAGTTCTATGATGCACCCAGACAGTTCAGAATTATGGGAAAGAAAGGCTATGAATACGTTACATACAGTAACGAGAACATTAAGGCACAGGAACAGGAAAGGGACTTTGATTTGGATGTTGGATATAGATTACCTGTATTTGATGTGGAGGTATCAGCACAGAAAGCAAATCCTTATTCCAAGAACAGTCAGAATGAATTGGCATTACAGCTTTATGGAGCTAACTTCTTTAATCCTGAAAATGGAGATGTGGCACTTGCAGCTCTCGACATAATGGATTTTGCCCATAAGGAAGATGTCATTGCAAAGATTCAGACCAACGCTACTTTGTACAGAGAAAACAATGAATTAAAGCAGCAGATGATACAGCTTGCTTCCACTCTTGATCAGGAACACGGAACAAACATGGCTGAAGAGTTGGCACAGTCGTTTGACCAGAATCAGATGGGAACAGGAGAACCGGTACCGGATGTTAACCTATCGAAAGATAGTGAACACCCATTTAACGAAAGGGCAAGAGAGAACGCTAACGCAGCCACTCAGGTAAACGAATGATAAAAATAACATTAACAAAGAATAGCCTGTACATTACAGGGCACGCCCAATATGCTCCGTTAGGAAAGGACATAGTATGTGCAGCAGTTAGCATATTGGCATTTACATTTATGAATACATATCAGGTTCAGGTAAACAAATGCGAAAATAACATCATTGATTTAAGCTTTGATGAAGATGTTGACACGAAATTCATAAGAACAGGATTTAAGCTCATAGAAGAGGAATATCCAAATAATGTAAGAGTGCTTGAGGGGGGATAGAATTCCCCCCTTTTAGTAATTTATCATAAATAACATAAGGGTCGCACCCTCAAACAGCAGAAAGGAGACAGAAATGTCAAAATATAAGTTATACCTACAGTATTTTGCGGAAGGCGCAACCGCAGGAGGAGAAGGTGATTCGGGCGAAGGAACTGTGGACGCCGCACAGGTAGTATATGGCAAACAGGAATCCGAAGAATCAGTAAATGATGAAGAATCAGAAGCAGTGGAAGACACAGAGGAAAAGGATGAAGGACCATCATTTGAAGAACTGATTAAGGGAAAGTACAAGAATGACTTTGACGACAGAGTACAGAACATAGTTCAAAATCGTGTTAAGAACATCAAGACATATGAAGAGCAGATGCAGGAATTAAGTCCGGCACTTGAAGTGCTTGCTGAAAAATATGGAGTTGATGATCCGGGCGACATTAAATCGTTGGTTGACGCAATAACCAATGATGATGAACTGTACGAAGAGGAAGCAGAGGAACGTGGAATTGATGTGGAAACGTTAAAGCACATCAAACACATTGAAAGACAGAATCAGGCTTTCACCGAAGAAATGGCACAGAGAGAAAGAGATGCACAGAATGCAGAGGCTTGGCAGAACATTCTTAGTCAGGAAGCAGAAGTGCAGAAGATTTACCCGGGATTTAGCCTTGAAAGTGAAATGCAGAATGATGATTTTGCAAGACTTATAGCTTGTGATGTGCCGGTTAAGACGGCATTTGAGGTAATTCACTCTAATGAAATTCAGGCGGTTGCTGCAAAAGTTGTGGCAGACAACACAGCCAAGAAGATTGCCAATTCCGTAAAGGCAAATCAGAAGAGAACCGGTGAAGGACAGGGCAATAGTCAGGCGGTCATAGTCAAAAAGGATCCTAAGTCATTAACAGATGAAGACAGAGACAGAATATATGAAAAGGTTATGGCAGGAGAGAAGATTGCTTTTTAACTCCTGCATTAAGGAGAAAAGAATGAAGACAAAATTAGATTTACAGTATTTTGCTGATTTAAACACTAACATCACAAGTGACAGTGGAATGTCAGCAGAACAGAAAGAGTATTATGACGGAGAATTACTCCGCAGAGCAAAACCAAATCTTGTACATGCACAGTTTGGCAAGAAAGCACCCCTCCCACAGGGAAATGGTAAAAATGTAAGATGGAGAAGAATGAAGTCATATGGACCTGCATTAACTCCATTACAGGAAGGAATCACACCTAAAGGCAAGAAGGCAGTATTTGAAAGCATTGAAGTAACAGCAGAACAGTATGGTGATTACACAGCAGTATCAGACAGATTAAAAATGGAATCCACAGATCCAATTATTCTCGAACTTACAAGAGAACATGGCATTCAGTCTGCAGAAACAATTGACACTGTAACAAGAAATGAATTGCAGACAGGAACATCCGTAATCTTTGCACCAAAATCAACAGGTGCGGTTGTATCAACCAGAGCAGACTTGGATAAGACATGCAAGTTAACACCGAAAGTAATTTCAATGGCAAAAACAGTGTTGAAGAGAAGAAGTGTACCAACAATTAACGGCTCATACATTGCAATCATTCATCCTGACATTGAACATGATGTTACTACAAATGATGATTTCATTGATGTGGTTAAGTATAACAATCAGGAAAAAATCTTTGAGGGTGAAATCGGTAAGTTATATGGAGTAAGATTTGTGTCAACGCCAAATGCTAAAATCTGGAATAATTCATCAGCCAGTCAGGGAGCAACACCTGCAGGACTAGCAGTTTATGGATGCCTGTTCTTTGGAGAGGATGCGTATGGCGTAGTTCAGCTTGAAGGTGGCAACATGGAGATGATTGTTAAGCAGTTAGGCTCAGGTGGAACAGAAGACCCATTGAACCAGAGAGCAACAGTAGGTTGGAAGGTAACTGACTATGCAACAAAGATTCTTGATGAAACAAGAATTGTAAGAGTTGAATGTTGTTCAGAAGACTTTAGCCCGATTGCAGAAGCAAACTAGGAGGATTTAAAAATGGCAGAACCAACAAATAAAGAGCTTGCTAACGAGAATGCCGAACTTAAGGCAGAGTTAGAAGCACAGAAAAAGAAATTAGCAGAACAGGAAGCACAGATTGCAGCAGCAAAGGAACGTGAGGCACAGGCAGAAAAAGAAGCAAAAGCACTTCTTGCCGGAAAGGGAGTACCCGCAAATCCTGACGCAGAAAAGAAAGTCAAGTTCACATTCCCTACTATCAGAGGGAAAAATGCTGATAAGGACATCATCATATCAGTAAACGGACGTGACTATCAGATTCAGCGTGGAGTTGAGGTAAGTGTACCGAAGTTCTTGGTTGAAGCATATTACTGTAGCGAAGGAGCAAAAGACGAAGCGGATAACTACATAGAGGAAGTCGCTGAATAAATCATATTTGAAAAATATATATCACGAGAAAGGCAGGCGGATGGAAACATCCGTCTGATTTTTTAGTTAGGGAGAAAAAATGACAAGAGACGAAGTAATAACATCAGCAGACATTCTGTATCCTAATTCTTATGATCGTCAGGACAAGGAGAGATGGATACAGGATGTTGAAAGAAAAATCGAATTGGAAATAATAAACACACACGAAGACCCAATAAGCAAAAATAAGGAAGAATTATATGCAGGAAAGCCATATTCGGATATGTACATTCATTACATTATGGCACAGATAGACAAATATAACGAAGAATACGACAGATATAGCAATCATATGGCATTGTTCAATGAAGATTATTCAGAGTTTGAGAATCAGTATCACAGAACACACATGCCAATACAGCACGGAACATTTAGTGTATAGGAGAAAAATATGAGATTACCGGAACTAGCAACAATTAAATCAAGTGTGACAACGATAAATGCCTTTGAGGGAATAAATGATAATGTGTACATTCCCGAAGGATATTTTAAGGACATGAAGAACATGACATCTGATTATTACCCGGCATTGGCGAATAGAAAGATGAGAGACGTTTATTCAATGCGAGATGACGGACTATTAGCGATTAATGGTGCAATTGAAATAAATGGAAGCCTGTATGTGGTTGAAGGAACAAAACTGTATAAAGATGGAAAGGCAGTAAGTGGAATAACATTAACAAATGACAAAAAGAAACTTTATGGTTATGGAGCATACCTTGTTATCATGCCGGATAAGAAAATGTATAACACACAGGATGGAAAAGTTACAAATATGTCATTCACATACAAGATAAAGCAAAAAACAGCAAGTGACACATTACCGGCACTGTACTTGTCAGATAAGGATGGAAATCCGTATGCAGTAATGCCAATATCACAGAATCCAATAACAGGGGACGAAAAGGTCAAAGCGTTTAAATCGGGAGTGGCGTCAGAAATCCCCTCTTTTTGTAATAAAGATAATGTTAAGCCATTATGGATAACAAAAAGTGTGGTCATAAATTTCACGGAAAAATACAATGAAAATTTAGGACTAATAAGCATTTCTGACGATAAATTAGTCATTAAATATTACGATACAAGCTATTCAATGTGGAGTTCACCAAATCTATATGTAACTTGGTGGTATCAAGCAGATACGGAAGCAACGGCAAAAGAAATAACAGATTCAATTAAGGAGGGAGATTTTATAAGTCTTAAGGTGGAAGATTCATCAGGAAAAGACATGGAGTTTTCCGGCTATCCAACGTATACGTATAACTTATGGAAATATTTCAGCCAATATGCAAAAGTTGAAAAGGTTCTAACAAACGGAAGTCAGATAGGAATTGTATTTTCAAACACAGGACTGGATTATCTAAATTATTATACCAAACAGTATAGAAATAGCATAACTAAAGGAAATGCTAAAAAAAGCGCAAGCTCAACAGATCCGTCAGGTGATGAAACAGAACCCGCAATAACATCAATGCCTAAGCTTATGAAAGCTGATTTTCCGTGGAATGGACGTTTCAGTTATCTGACCATAAAGAAGGATATGCCGGATATGGATTACATTACCATAAGCGCAAACAGGATATGGGGTTGCTCAAATGCCAAGCACGAAATATATGCCTGTAAGCAGGGAGACCCTACAAGCTGGAGAACGTATGCAGGAATAGCCAATGATGCATATGCAGTAACCATTGGGAGTGATGGAGATTTCACAGGGGCTTGCACATACAAGGGAATGCCTTTCTTTTTTAAGGAGAATTTAATCATCTGCCTGTATGGAACAAAGCCATCCAACTATCAGGTCAGCGAGATATATTATCCGGGCATTGAAAAAGGCAGTAGTGATAGCCTTGCATTGGTAAACGGATATGTATACTTTAAGTCCAAAAAGGGAATAGTCAGGTTTGACGGAAGCTCAACGCAAACAATATCTGATGAACTGGGACTAAAAGAGTTTAACAATGCAGTAGGAGGAGCAGGAGAAGAAAAGTATTACATAGCAATGCAGGAAAACGGTGTAAATCATCTATTTGTCTATGACACGAGAAAGCAGATATGGCATAAGGAAGATGATGAAAAACCAAGAAGATTCTTCAGGTATAAACAATCACTATTTGGAATAATGACCACTGACCAAATAGTGAGATATGAGGGAATGGATATAATAACAAATAATCTTCCGGCTTCGTTTCGAAATAAGGAAATTGAGGAAACAAGTCAGATGGGAGAGTTCACCATTCATAACAGGGGAATTGACTGGTACGCCGAAACAGGACCAATCGAGAGCGGTTCAATCAATGCAAAGCACATACAGAGATTGGGAATAAGATATGAGTTAAGCGAACGAGCCTGGTTGAAGGTTAGTGTGAAGTATGACAATGAGGAGAAATGGATTAAGGCATATGAACACGAAGGAAAGAAAAGTGAAGGACCGGTTAACATAGCATTCAGACCACGAAGGTGTGAAAAGTTCAGATTGAGATTTGAAGGTGAAGGAGATTGTAAGATATTGAGCATTCAAAGAACGGTTAATGAAGGGAGTGAAGGTAATGGCCACATTTAAACTGGATAGTCCACCTGCAAGAACAGGTGACGCAGAGCAGGACTTGGACCAGATATATTCATACGTTGACAATATGTATGCTCAGGTGCGTTACGTACTGGGAAGCATAGATGAGGAGAACATGACGGATTCAATGATACAGAGGATTGGAGGTAATTAGATGGCAAAGTCAATATTTAAAAAGAATAACATAACAGGAGCAACGGTAAGTCAGGGGACAACATCACAATCAGACTTTAGTAACACAAGTCAAAGTAGTTTCTCAAAAAACACACAAAACAGTAACGGAAGAAGCTGGACCACAAGTAAGGTTTCTGGAAAAACAAAGAATCAGCTTAAAAATGCAGAAAAGAAGTTTTCAAGGCCGTAAGCAACATAACAAACCGAAAGGCATTTAGCTATGACTTAAACGAGGATTCACTGTATAAGCAGTATGCCGAGAATTATAAGAACCTTGGTAATCAGGCAATGCAGGACACAATGGCAAATGCTTCAACTTTATCAGGTGGGTATGGTAACAGCTATGCAACAACAGCAGGACAGCAGGCATATAACTCATACCTGCAGCAGTTGAATGACATTGTACCAACGTTATATCAGCAGGCAAGAAGCAATTATGACAGCGAAACAAGTAATTTGTATAACAAAGCCAGCCTATTGCAGGGGCTTGATAGTGAAGCTTACCAAAGATATTCCAACAATAGAAGCTACTATGCAGACAAGTATAACAATGAGTGGAATAGAAATGCAGTAACACATTCAAAGCAGACGGACACATCAACACAGATACAGAATAGTAGTAGTAGTACAAGTAGCCACAGCACAAACACAAGTAACAACGTAAGTACTTCATATCAGAAACAGACTACACCGGCCCCAACATATGCTGAAATCAAGGATGCAGCAACTTCTTCAAAGAACATTAAGAGTCTTTTGACGGCATACGGAATTAAGAATGCATCTGATCCGTTAACGAAAAATGAATGGAAAAACACAGAAGAGGGAAAAGGCAAGGGAACGGCAGCATACAGAAGATATCTTGCTTCATATGCAGATACAGCAATAAGTAGTGTGTATGGAAAATCAGATGATGAAGACAAAGACAAGAACAAAAATAAGAAGAATAAGAAGAAAAAATAGGAGAAAGACATGGCAGGATTAACAGTTGATCAGTGGAAAGCAAACAGAAAGAAAAGTGAAAGAAACATTGCAAATTCATTTTTTAATGACGTGTCACAGATGAATGGAATAAATGAACTGATGAAGCAGCAGGACAGTGTTGAGAAAATCAGAAACATGCAGCAGGCAAAGACCAGAGTTAACAGCTTGTTACAGCAGGCAGATGGCGTAAGACAGTATTACGCCAATGCCGGTAACAAGAAGATGATGAAAAGTGTGGAAGATGCAAGTACATATCTTAAAAACATTAATTCAGGAATTGACAAGTACATGCCAAGCGAGGAAAAGGTAAAACAGATTACAACAAATCAGAGCATATACGATAATAACAGAAATTCGACATTTCAGCAGTTAACAGACAAGCAGGTACAGAACATGGTTAATGCCACGGACAAGAACAGGGCTGAACTGGAGAACGAAAACAACATTCTGGAACAGATTAAGAATGAAAAGGGAACAGACAACGATTATAAATCAATAGTGGCTTATGCAAAAAACAAGGTTAAGGAACTTGAATCAGGAAAGACAGACAGTAACATTGATAAAAAGACAACAGACAAGGAATTTAACAGTTATAAGCAGTTAAGCCGTGATAACGATAAGTTCACAACAAATAAGAACAATGACGCAATACAGAGACAGATTGACAGCTATAAACAGATAATAGACGAATATTCAGATTATGACAAATACGGAAAGAGCAACATGGCTAAGTGGTCTGCTGAAACAAAGGACATGGATTATGCCCAGAGACAGGATTACATTAAAAAATTAAATACAAACAATTCCCAAAACAAACTTGAAGAAAAGATTTCAGGCTATGAATCAGGAAAGGAATACCTTAACAGTCTTGCTGACGGCGAAAAAGCGACCGCACAAGGCTTTTTTGCCTACTTAGATAACAATAATCGCAACTTCATCAGCGAAGCAAGAAGAAACGGAAAAAACGCACAGAAGGAAGAACAGAGATTATATAATCTTGAAGAAAAGTCAAAGAAGTGGGAAGAAGGAAGTAATGACAGGGCAATCAAGACAGAATATCTTGATAAGATGGCCAAGAGCAATCTTAACAGCTATGAAGATTACGAAACGCTTTACAACGAATATGACGAAAGAAGAAAGAATGCAAAAAGTCTTCAGGAAGAGAATGACATTAAGCTTGATTGGAACAATAATTATGGTGACGAGTATTTAAGAAAGAAACAGGAACATAATTTCAATAATCTTGCAGATGAAGACAAGACCAAGGTTGTGCAGACAGTTGAAAATGGCTCAAATTTGGACGAATTGAAAGCACAGTTAATGGATAAGTACAGATATGACGATAATGAAGCAAATGCCGTAATTAATTATGCACAGGCACAGAAGAATGAGAAAATGGCAGAGCAGGAGCAGAAGGATTATGCAAAGTATGGAAAGGAACATCCATATGTAGGTACTGTAGCGTCAGTTCCACTTTCTCTTGCATCAGGAGCAGGATATGTTGGTTCAATGTGGGAAAAATTAAAACGTGCAACAGGAACAAGCGAAAATCCAATAGACTATAACAGTGACGCAAACAGGATTGGTCAGAATGCACAGTCATTGCGTGAGGGCGTAAAAGAGAATATGAAGACTGACATAGGAAAGTTTATATATGATTCATTCGCAAGCATAGCTGATTCAGCGGCGACAATTCCACTTAATCTTGTGGTTCCCGGAGCAACAACACTTATTCTTAGTTCATCAGCAGCAACTTCCTCAATGCTTGATGTACATAACAAGGGAGCGTCAGACAGTCAGGCATTAATGACAGGACTTGGAGCAGGTGTATTTGAAGGACTCTTTGAGAAGGCGTCTCTTGAAAAATTGACGTCAGTTGGTAATGGTGCAAAATCAATCAAGAATACCCTTAAAAGCATAGTAAAGAAGATGGGAGTGGAAGGAAGCGAAGAAGGATTTACCGAAATAGCAAACATCATATATGACAACGCGGTTAATGGTGGACTTTCGGACTATCAACAGAGCATACAGAGTTACATGCAGCAGGGATATACAAAAACAGAAGCAGAGCAGGAAGCAAGAAAAGACATGGCTGTACGTATTGCTGAAAATGTAGGTGCCGGTGCAATCGGTGGTGCATTCTTCAGTATTCCTTTTGACAGCTATAATTATGTAAGAGGAAAAGCATACAGACAGATGTCAGATAAAGGACAGAACATAATTAATAACGGTACATATTCAGAGATTGAAAACCATATCAGGGAAAATTATGGTGAAGACAGTGAAGTGTACAACCAGTTTAAGAATGCAGATACAAGTGACCCTGCAATGGTAGGTTACATTGCAAACACAGTGGCAGCAGATGAATATAACAAGGCAACACAAAGTTATGTTGATGTTGTAACACCTGCAATATCTGAAAGACTGCAGGAACTTGATGTGCCAAAGAATGAGGCTGACAACATAGCAATGCAGAGTATGGAACGTATGATGAATGGTAATGGAAGAAAGAATGTTGATGCAGGACAGTATCAGGAAGCATACGACACCGTGGAAAAAGAGTTGATTAACCACATGCAGGGGAACGAAACAGACTGGACCAGCAGAATGGATTTATCTGAATACAGAGCACATCAGGAAAACGCACAGGATATGGTTAAATTGGCTAACGGAGAAAGTTTAAAGCCTACCCTTGACGAGAATACACAGAGCAAATTAAACGCTGAAATGGACGAAAAACAGAGCAATGGAGAAATAACAGAAGGTGGAGCACACCTGATTGACAATCCAAGTGTTAACTTTGAACCTGCGGAGCTTATGGTTAACAAGGAAGGAAAGACAATAGTAATATCCAAGGAAGGTCAGAACTACAACATGGAAGATGTTGCAGCAGACAGAGATACAGTGGCCTTGTATGAATTGGGTGAATCATACGAACCTGAACAGCGAAAGAAATTCTTCAAGGCATATGCAGAGGGTGGAACATTGGTTGATCCGGTTGATTTTGCTGCAAACTATAAGGTTGCATATGACTATGGAGCGCAGAATAAGGGAATAGCAAGTGCAACATCAAACAGAAGAATAAGAACTAACATGACATTGGACCAGATAGCCCTTGCCTACACAGCAGGAAAGATGGAGTACCAGAAGAACCTTAATGACAGGGTAGTTGTAACAAATAATACAAGGGGAAGTGTCAGCTTCGATAACGTTGATACAACAAAACTTGACGAAACACAGAAGTCTGTAGTAAGGGTAGCGGAATTGCTGTCAGAAGTTACCGGAGCAAAGTATGTATTTTATGAAAGCAAACAGGACGCAAATGGAAAATACATAGGAGAGAACGGAAGCTACAATTCAGCTACAAATGAGATAAGAATAGACATCAACGCAGGTAAGATATCAGCTAATCAGGGACATAACATTATGATAGCAACATTGGCTCACGAACTTACACATTACATCCAAAACTTTTCGACAACACAGTATGCAAAGTTGGAAGAGTTTGTGTTTGATGCATTAACAAAATCAACAGGCATAAACATAGATGAAATGATTGCAGACGAAGTAAATTCACTTAAGAAGACTCTTGGAGAAAACGTTACAGAAGACGTGGCAAGAAAGGAGCTTGTGGCCAGAGGATGTGAATTAATGCTTACAGATGCAAATTCAATCAAGGAACTTGCCAAAAGAGACAAGGGATTGTTTGGAAAGATAAAGGCTAAGATAGATGAATGGGTTAAGAACATAATCAAGGCCTGCAATTCAATCATTAATAAGGACGGAAGCATTAAAAGTGGTACTGTATCAAAGGAAGCAATGTTGTTAAAGGATTTTGCCTTGCAGATGAGAACAATATGGAATGAAGCATTAAAGGAAGCAGGTGAGAGTAACAACATACAGAATACAAGTGAGCAGTCACAAGCTTATTCTGAAAGAAAACCCAATATGCTGAAAGATAATGAAGGTAATGATGTTGTCATAATACCAAAACGTACTTTTTCAAAGAGGTCAATGAAAAGCTTTAATGACTTCAAAAAAGTAAGAAAAGAAGTTGAAAGAATGTTAAAACAATTGTCAGGAAAGTCTGTACTTGTAAAGGACAATAACAAGATAATTAATTTTGACAATGATTTTGCAGACGAATATACACACTCAAAGGATACTATTAATTCAAACACGAAACAAAGAAGTGCAAAAATGAATGTAGTATCAGAAATGTTAAGTGTGGTAGAGAATGCAAAGTATAAAAACCATCAGGTAAATGTTAAAGAAAAGAAACGAGCTGACGCAACAGGTGGGTTTGATTATTATACTATCAAATTTGCAATGCCGACAGATAGTGGGAATTATATCATATTTAAGGGAATACTTAATACGAGAATAGATAAGTCCGGAAAAGGTTTTGCGTATGACATAATAAAAATATCGGTAGACTATGGAGCCCAGAACGAATCTGGTAATATCCCACCGTCTACCGACAAAGGTATTAAAGCACAAAACAAAAAGGATGTCAATAAAAACATTTTATATTCTTATGCTGGTGAAAGGTCAACTAATGCAGACACAAAAGGCTTGGAAAAAGCAAGAGATACATCTAACAGAATGAATTTATCAGAAAAGGAAAGAAGGGAGAAAATACCTGAAAAGGGTAATGAAAATACTGTGCACAGATTTTTCTCATTGAGACAGTCAGTTGAGGAAACAAAGGATTTAATTGCAGTTCATAACTTATCTGAAAAGAATTTATTGGAAAACATAAAGTTAGGTGGATTTCCAATGCCAAGCATTGCCATTACTAAGGCTAATAACTCATATGATAATTTTGGAGATATTTCAGTTGTATTCAAGAAAGATACCATTAATCCAAGTATGGAAGAAAACAAGGTATATTCAGGTGATGCATGGACACCAATGTTTCCTAGAACAGAATGGAAGCTTAACGAAAAAGCAATGAAAAAAATGGCAGATATGTTTAATACATCAACAAACTATATAGAGCAGTATGTTAAGGATCCTGAGACGGCAGTTGAAAAACTAAAAGCTGAACCGAAAGTCAAGGAAGCATTTGTTGAGAACGAAAAGGCAGACATTGAAAAGAAAACAAAAATGCCTGATTACGAAACAAAAATATTCAGTAATGAAGCAAGCAGACAGTTTATCGAAGAAAATAATATAACCGTGGATGATATTATGGAAAATGATGAAATTAAGAGAGAACTTGCAAATAAGGTATATCCACCAAAGGAAGGAGAAAAGAATCTTTATAAAAGAATACGAGAAAATCTCATTGAAAGACTAAACAGATATAAGTTGGAAGATGATTATGAGATTTTTAAAGGAAATGTTGAACCGATATTTGACCAGACATCATATGATGAAGCTGTAGACGAATACGTTAACAAACATAGCGAACAGTATACAAAATATATTGAAGATGCTTTGGAGAATGTATATGAAGATAAGTATTTGGTTAAAGAAGATGTTGAACCATTAAAAGCAGATGGTGAGAGAAAAAGCTTTAATGAGCTTCATATGCCATATGAGATTAATAACATTGTCACATTAATGAAAAAGCAGAAAAAAGGCAAGGGAGGTGGATTTTTCGGAGGAGCAGGCAATCTTAAAGGTGCTGCAACAGAAACATTTACAAGTATTGATGAGATTAGAAGAAATAAGTATAAAATACAGAATATTTCAGAAGATGAATTAAGGAAAGAATATCATTCACTAAATTCAAAAATTCAGAAAATTGATAATTATATTCTTGGAGAAGAGAATGACGGTGTGGGAGCAAGATTACGAAAAACAGAGAATATTAATGAAACAATGGTTGAAGCCTTTGCACTTGATAAGTTTACAAAGTCAAATGTAAAGAAAAAATTCAATGATTCAAATATTGAGATAACGGATTCTGTATATGAGCAGATGAAGGAACTTCGTGATGAATTGAAGGAAATACCGGTCCAATATTTTGAAGCAAAACCTGAGAGAGCGGTATCAACAAATGAAATTGCTTATGTTGTAGTTCCAAACAGTGTATCAGAAAAAACAAAAGAGGCACTTAGGAAAAATGGAATAGAATACAAGGAATATGCAGCAGGTGATAAAGAAGCAAGGAAGAAAGCAGTTAATTCAGATTCTACAGTACTATTCCAGAACAGAAATTATTCCTATGATGAATTAGTAAAGAAGCCGCCAATGAATATCCCTGTGGTTAAGGCTAAGGCGATTAGTGAAATTAATAGAAAATCAATTGTCGAAATGGCAATGAATAACATTAAAAGCCATAAAGGGATAGAATTTAGAGGAAAGAATCCTGTAGTTACCAATATAGATACAGGAGACAAGATACAGGTTACAACAGGTGGAATACGACATGGGTTAGCGGGAAGGACTAATGAAGCCGGAATATTTGTTGCAATGAATCTTACAGAAGCCATTGAGAATGGAATTAAGGTCAATGAATCCTCAATTGGTAGAAAAAATGCAGATGCTTCATACATATTAATGGGTGCTATGGATAATGAAGCAAAGGAAAGATATTATTACAGATTAGTTGTCAATAGATATGAGAGCAATAATATGGGAACGTATTATGTTGATGATTTATATGCCGTAAGGGCAAAAAAAGAAGAGACATTTACGGCCGTAATGCCGACAAGGGTTACAGCTAACGCTGATGCCTCCAACATCTCTTCTAAATTGAATGTATCAGACTTTTTAAAAGCTGTCAAGGATTATTATGGCTTTGAATTGTCAAAAGATGTGAATGAAAAATTAGGATTGGATAGAGGAAAGTCAGATATAGAAGGGTTAATGTATCAGAAACGTTACAGTGAGCCAAGAACATACGAGGAAGCCCTAAAGCAGAACAAAGAGTATCGTGACATTATCAACAATCTTAAGTCACAGTTTGAGATCACAAAGGGACACAAGGTTGGTGCAAAGGGAATTAGCAGATTAACATCAAGACTGATTAGAGAGACTAACACAGCCATTGATAGAAATACATTATCAGAAAACCTTAATGAAGTGTTTAATACAGCAGTTAAGGAAGGCTTAAGTGCAGATGAAGTGGTAAGAGATTTAAAGTCAGTTGTATACACTGCACTTAATGACAGAAAAGAAAACTACAAGATAACGGACTATTCAAAGGGAATACTTGATGATGTTAGGACAACACCAATAAGGCTAAGTGAATCCCAGAAAGCTGAAATAGAGTACACAACAGGAATGACATATAATGATTGGCGTAAATCAATGTTTGGTAAGCTAAGAATTAATGAGAATGGAACAGCTCTTGACAGTATTTGGGGAGAGTTAAGTGCAAAATACCCGGCTACGTTTGACAGCGATACTAATTGGAGAGACCAGCCGGCAGTACTTATGAATATCATTGAAGATTTAAAGACAGATTATGAGAACGAATATGGATTTGACTTTGAAGATGCAGCAGATTACATAGCAGGAGAATTATTGGAAGAGTATAACACACTTCCGGAAGTTAAGACTTATGCTGACAGACAGAAGGAGAAGCTTAACGGACTGCAGGCTGAATACAATGATAAGGTGTCAAAATTAAGAAAACGTTATTCTGACAATTACAGGGAATATAAGAAAAAGCTTAGTCAGGAAGTACAGAAATCAAAACAGGAATGGCGAGAAGAACAGAAGTACCGAGAAGAAAATCTTAAGATGAAGTATCAGGCAATGATTAAGCAGAGAGAAGCAAACATCCGCAATCGTGAAAACAGCGTATGGAATACAAGAGAAAAGGAAAAGGTTAGAAACAGTATCATTAGAAATGTTAAGAGCATTTCAAGGAAGATTGTAACACCAACCAACACAAATCATATTCCGGAAGGATTCAGACAGAAGACAGCAGAGTTCTGTAAGGAATTTCTGAAAGATACAAGTGTATTCTCATATGATGATTTAGACAGATTGAGAGTTGCTTATGAAGCTCTTGGAAGAAGCACAGAGGACACATATCTTCGTGGAAGTTATGATGAAGACATTGACAATATGCTGTACACATTGCGAGATACAATTAAGAATAAGCGCCTTGCACAGCTTACGAGAGTGGAACTTGAACAGGTAAAGGACATTACAGACCATTTCGCTTACATCATTAAGAATGAAAATGAGATTTTTACTAATGGTAAGAAAATGGAATACACAGAGTTAAGCAGGAAAGCCTTAAGGGAACTTTCATCAAAGAAAGAGAAAGTCTTTAAGCGAACAAAGAGCGGAACAGTTAACAGCTTTATGGATAAAGCGGGTAACTTTATGTATGACAATTACACACCAATCTATTTCTTTAAGGAACTTGGCCCAACATTTGAAAGTTTGTACACGGATGTTAGAAAAGGTCAGGACAAGTGGGGAAAGAACATAGCAAAGGCAGCAGATTACATACAGAATGCAAAAGAAGAATATGGCTATGCCAAATGGGACAACAAGAAGTTAGAGCTTACAAGTGAGATTAAATTAACGAGAGAACAGGCTATGTATCTCTATGCAACGGCAAAGAGAGAAAAGCTTAACAAACTGCAGAATGCTCACCATCTTAAAAAAGGTGGAATAATCTTCGAGGACAGAATTGTTAAGGAAGGAAAAGTAATTAACGCAGAGAAAACACAGAAGATTTCATATAAGGTAACAGATGGAGACTTAATTAAGATTGATAGCTTCCTGACGAAAGAACAGAAAGCTTATGCAGACAAGATGGTTAAGTATCTGTCTAATGACATGGCAAGTCTTGGCAATGAAACATCAATGCAGTTGTATGGAATCAAGAAGTTTGGCGAAAGCTATTACTTCCCATACAAAGTTGCATCAAGTGAAAAACAGACAAGTGCTGATGGAAAGGCTAAGATTAATTCAACACTTAAAAGTCAGTCATTTACAAAGAGCACTGTTAAGGAAGCTAGGAATGCAGTTGTCATTGGAAACTTTACGGATGCAGTGGCAGAGCACATTGACAGGATGTGTACATACAATGCTCTTGCAGTGGCACAGGATAATATTAACCGTGTATATAACTACAGGGACATCATATGGGAAGAAGACCAGCAGGTAGGAAGCGGAATGACAATAAAACAGGTGCTTGAAAGTGTCGGCGGTAAAAAGGCAGGAAACTATCTTGATATGTTCCTGTTAAGCATTAATGATGGAATTAAGGCAGATCCAACGGAAGGACTGGCTAATCAGTTAATAGGTTCGTTCAAGAAGGGAGCGGTATATGCGTCAGCTTCCGTAATGATACAGCAGCCATCAGCCATTTGTAGGGCATTTGCATTGGTTAATCCAAAGTATTTTGCTGAAACAGTCTTTACAAAGCGAGATTGGGAAGAGTGTAAGAAATACAACGGTGTTGCAGTTGTAAAGGAACTTGGTGGATTTGATACAGGTGTCGGTCAGGGAACAATAGATTACATTACCGACAGAAAAGAAGAAAGCAAGTTTGGCAGGGCAATGTCAAAGGCAGACGACATTCTTGGAAGCCTTCCGGGTAAGATGGATGAATTAACTTGGTGTCACATATGGAACGCAATTAAGGCAGAAACAGCAGACAAGTACAATCTTAAGGGTGAAGAGTTACTTAACAAGGCATCTGAAAGATTTGACGAGGTTATTAATCTATCACAGGTGTACGATTCAGTATTGGCAAAGAGCGTTAACATGAACTCTAAGTCAGCATTGATGAAGAGTGCTACAGCATTTATGGCAGAGCCAACAGTCACTTGGAATATGTTTACAGATGCATTAAGAAGCAAGAAAAAAGGTTACATTACAAAGGCAATGTCAGCAATAATCCTACAGACAGTTGTTAATGCAGGGTTAAAAGCGTTGATACAGGCGGCAAGAAACAGCAGTGATGATGATAAGGACAAGTCTTACGTTGAAAAGTATGTTAAGGCATTCAGTGGTGACGTATTTGGAACATACGGACTGACAGGAGATGTAAGTCCGTTAACTTGGATTCCTTTTGTTAAGGATGTTGTTAACATATTTGAAGGTTATGATGTTGAAAGAGCAGACATGACGTTGATATCTGATGTGGCAGATGCATACAAGAAAGTGTCAAAGGCATATTTTGGAGATGGAGATGTTAACTCAAAGGTTGATGCAGGAGAGGAAATGGCGCAGTCATTGGCTGCATTCTTTGGTATTCCGCTTAAGAACGTGCTTAGAGATTACAATGCAATCAAGAATCTGTTTAATGATGTTATTAATAAGAACATGACATCAACAAAGCAGGTGGGTAAGGCGTTTATGGAAGGCATGGGCTTTGAGTATTCTAACAAGAAATACATTAATGAGTACATTAGCACTGGAGACAGAACAACAATTAAGGATATTGAAGATAACAAACGTAAGGAATTGAAAGAAAAATATCCTTTGTATTCTGATAAGCAGATTGAAGCCAAGGTGAATGCATATGTGAAATCACAGATTACAAGTCAGATTAAGAGCAGGTATCTTGATGGTGACGAAAAGGAAAAGGCTGAAATCATTGACTTTATGAAGAAAAGCAAGTTGTATCTGAATAACAAGAAAAAGGATGAATCGAGAAAGACGGTAAGAGAATGGGAAGTAAGCAGACTTAAGGATGAATACATTCAGGCAGATTCCCAGAAGACAAGAAGGGAGATAAGAACAAAACTGTGGAACACAGGAAAGTGGAAAAACAAAAAATTATTTAACAAAACGCTTAAGTCTTGGATAAGTGATTAGCTTAAGGGGGGATAGAATTCCCCCCTATTTTGTTGCTATGCTTTTTTCAGTGGAGGACCGATATATGATGTATTATGATTTACTTCTTGATGTTGACTTGTCAGGCTGTAGAAAACAGTTACAGATAAAGAAGGGAGAAGTTGATTCAAGAACAATAAGAATAGAATTATGCAGGGGAACATTCCCGGTAGTGTTAGATCCAAAGAGACATTGGGCAATGATTAAGGGAATTAAGGCAGACAAGACAGTCTTGGTTAATCCGGGAAAAATTACAAACGAGGGAAAGATAGAGTATGCACTGGGAAGTCAGGACGCAGCAGCAGTTGGAAACAGTTGGTATGAGGTAATGGTAATCGATACTGATGGAGAAAACCCAAGGGTTCTTTATTCTGCACAGTGGAAGATTGAAGTCGGTGAGGAACTGGTTGAAGATGGAAAGATTACCTCAACAAACGAGTATGGGGCATTAACAGCAGCGATAAAAAAAATAGACGATTCAATTCACGTTCTTGCAAGGTTTTCAGAAGGGAAAAAGGAACTTTCAACAAGTAATGGAGCAACAGCATATGAAGAAGTTCTTAACGTAAAGAATAATCCCGGATTACAGGTTTTAATAACTGATACAAATGCAAAGAACTTGAATGCAGGATATTATACAGAAAAAGATGGGAAGAAAACATTAATTGCCAGTACAGATGAAGTACCTTATTTGATCCCATATGATAGCTCTGACGATTCGGTAGGCTTTTGGATTAATGGATCGGGAACAATTGAAATTACATATGCGATAGTTCAGCGAATGACCATAGATGAATATGCCAGGTATATGTTTAAAGAAGTTAGTACCAAGGCTGAAAAACTAATAGAAGATGGTTTTATGCTTGAAATCGAACAGGGTGGTGAAGTGGTTCGAATTAATCTTAAGGATTACATTAGGAAAATCAATGGAAAAATTGATGAACAAATACAGGAAATGGAGAAAACAAAGGATTCAGCAATAAATAGGATTGAGAAAACTGCAAATGATGCAATTACCACTGTTGAAAATACAAAGGAAGAAGCGGTAAGTAATGTAGATAATGCAAAAAATGTGGCAATGTCGCTGTTTTACTTTGAAGAACGAGATATTAATACAACAAATGCAACACCACAATACAAAGTAAAAGCACCATTGCTAAAAATTAAAGTATCATCAAGCAATATTAAGATTAATTATTACAATAAATATTATTATTTCATTGACAGCCAAACATTTGCTGGAAGTATTGATGAAATTATTGATTTAAGGCAGCATGCTGATGTTGAATATATTAGTATTCTAACTGGTACACCATCAACAGCAAAAATTATATGGTTAGGTACAGCAATAGCAGAGCTATATAGAATAGAGCAGGAAGATCATTCATTAATAGCAGAAGCAAATGCAAAAGTTGAAATTAATAAGCAGTATTTAGAGCAGGCAGAGGAACAGGCACAAATAGCGACTAATGCAGCCACAGTTGCTAGTGAAAATGCTGATAAAGCAAAAGCTAGTGAAGATAATGCAGCCCAAAGCGAAGCAAATTCGTCAACAAATGCAACAAATGCAAGCTATGCTTCGAAAAGCGCTAACATAAGTGCACAAAAAGCACAGTCAAACCTAAATGATAAAGTTGAAGAATTTGACCAGAAGAGAATAGATAGCATAGCTGAAATTAAAACAGCAACATCAAATGCAAAGCAAGAGCTAAATGATAATGCTGATTCACTAAGGGAAGCTATAGTTACCGAAGCAGACGCAAAAAAAGAAGAAATCAATCAGAAGGGATTGGAAGTCTTACAGAGCCTTCCCGAAAATATGGGAAAGATTCAGGATGCAACGTTAATTAAGCCGACAGAATCAGGAACAGAGATTAATCTAAACGATTCATCTGATATGAATGTACAGGAATTTCATTTGTTCGGAAAAACAGAACAGAAAACAACTAAAGGCATACAGCTATTAGATTTGTCTTCATTGAAGAGCGGAACAGGTGAGGGCGTTACATATACAAATAAAGGTGATGGAAGAGTTCAAGTAAGTGGAACGGCTACAGGACAAACAGGGAATGTGTGGTTCAAAGGAAAATATTATTCTGAAAGCACAGTAGGAAAGACGCTTATAACGCTAGAAGCAGGAAAATCATACTACATAAAAGACTGTATGCTGTTTAGCAATGCAACAAATATCAACACGCAGAGCGAAGTTATAAGCGTATCAGAAGAAAAATATCCAGAAGGAATAAAAATTACAGGAATCAGAAATCTAAGCCAAACAGTCGGAAAGGCATACAACGAAGTCATATATCCGCTTGTCGCAGAAAGCTCAACAGCAGTAGATTGGGAAGAATACACAGGCGGAATGGCTGCACCGAATCCTGACTATCCCCAGAAAATTAAAAGCGTTGAAAATCCTGTCATAAAAATAGCTGGAAAAAATTTATTTGATTGTTCAAATAAAGAATTTTCAACAAAATGTTACATCAATGAGAGAGCTACCATATTAGGTAGGACTTTACAAAATGATTCCGAGCTAGGATACTGCTTCCCTGTAGCACAAGGAAAATATAACATATCCGCATCAACAAATTTCAGGACAGCTTTTAGTCGTAAAAAATTAGATGAAAATGCAAATGAAACAATAAATGTAAGCGGTGTTGTAACAACAAATGCAAAAGCGACAATTGAAGCTAAAGAAGATGGATACATATATGTTTGCAGCTCAACAGATTTTTATAAAAACGAAAAAAACTTAATGATTTCAAAAATGGAAGTTGATGAATACGAAGAATACAAAGAAATCCAGTCAGCACAGTCGACTTGTGAACTAAACGGAATTAATGATGTTAAGGACAAGTTAATCGTTAGAGCGGATGGAACAGGGCAGTTGATACAGAGAACAAAATTATACGATTGTTCGCAAATGCTTAATAATAAAACTATTGCCACAAATCCAAATAATACATACTATCTTTTCCAAGTCGATACATATAATACCAATGCAAAGAGAGTTATATCAACTCACTTTACTTCAAAGACATTTAATACAACATGGGGTAATGCTTTCAAAGTTAATGGTAATATTTATATTGGAAAAAAAGGAATACCTGAAAGCATAACGGATGAAGGCACAATGAAACAGTGGCTTATTGGAAATAAGGTGAAAATCCTTTTTCAATTAGAGGAGCCTATAGTTACCGAACTAAGTTCCGAAGAGGTTCAGAAAATCTTAAATCTGCATACAAACAAAACAAATACAACTATTTGGAATGACCAAAATGCTGAGATGCAGGTAACTTATGTGGCCGACACTAAAAGCTACATTGACAATAAATTTAAAGAGCTTAGCAATGCTATAGTTGCATCAGCAAGTGAAGCTGAGTAGAAAGGAGAAAGGAAAATGGCAAAATTTATATTAAAAGCCTTTGTTATGAAAACACTAACTTCAATGAAAGAAGCAGGTGAAGATGAATACAAGGTAATGCAGTACGCATTAAAGTATTATGAGAAAAACGTGCTGACAGAAGAAGACCTTGCAGAAGTAGAAAGTTGGTTCGGCACAGAAGAAGATGAAGAGTCAGCAGAGGATACAGAAAGCAATTCGGAAGTTATACCGGAACGACCAGAGGAGGAGGCATAATGACTTTATATCAGATTCTTTCCTTGCTGGGTATTCCTTCATTAATCGGTGCAATTTTGGTTAGTGCAGTTAATTATGTGAAGATGAAAAATTCTTCAAATAAATTAATTAAGGATGGCGTAATAGCCATCCTGCATAACAAGATATATACATTGGGAAAGCAGTACATAGCACAGGAACATATATCGGTGGAAGCATTGGATGATTTTGAACATCTGTATAATGCTTATCATGCCTTGGGAGGAAATGGAACAGGCACAGAAATTTATAAGAGAGTAAAGGAACTGCCAATGAAGCAGGGAAAGGAGTAAACAAATGAGTGACAAAACAAAGAAATGGATTAAGGCAGCAGGTGTCAGAGCTGTAAAAACAATGGCACAGACATTTATTGCAACGATCGGTTCTGCAGCAGTATTAGCAGCAGTTGACTGGAAGGTGGTTGCGTCAGCAACAGTACTTGCAGGAATATTAAGTGTGGCAACATCAGTGGCAGGATTGCCGGAAGTGGAGGAAGAATAATGAAGAAATATGTAGGAACAAAAATTATTGAAGCAACAGAAATGAACAGAGGAGATTATAACAAATATCGTGGTTGGACCATTCCTGAAAATGAGAATCCAGAAGATGAAGGATTTCTGGTTAAGTATTCAGACGGATATGAGAGTTGGAGTCCTAAGAAGCAGTTTGAAGAGGCATATAGAGAATATGATAAAACAAAGTTGCCCTCAACAGCAGTATTAATGCAGAGCAACGATTATAAGGAAAGATTCAAGGCAGAGTATTTACAGCTTGTAATAAGATATAAAGGATTAAAGGCAATGATTGAAAAGTGGGACAAGGGAACATTGGCATTTAACCCTACTTGTCCTAGAAGCACTTATAATATGCAGATAAATGCTATGTCAGAGTATATTGCAATTCTTGAAGCAAGAGCAGTTATGGAAGATATTGATTTAGAAAGTGAGGTATATTAATGAAGATGTACAAGAGAATGGCTAAGGCAGTTAGTTATAGCCCTAAGAAAAGAAACAAGAAAAATGTTGAATACATAGTAATTCACTACACAGGAAACAAAGGAGACACAGCAAAAAACAATGTAGATTATTATGCTACTGGGAATACCAGATTAGCAGGAGCACATTTTTTTGTAGACAAATCAGGAAATATTGCAAGAAGTATTCCAATGAACAGAACAGCTTGGTCAGTTGGTGGTGATAAGTATGCAGACTGTGCTAAAACAGGTGGAGGAAAGTATTACAACAAATGTACAAATCTAAACTCTGTATCAATTGAATTATGCAGTTCCACGGAGAAAGAACCGTATTCAAAATTACAGATTGCAGCAGTTAAGAGATTAATTAAATACATTAGAAAATATTGTCCAAATGCCAAAAAAGTAATTAGACATTTTGATGTTAATGGAAAGCACTGTCCGGCCACAATGATGGATGATAAAAGTTGGAAGAAATTCAGAAAAGAAATTGGTGAATAA